TTCATGGTCTTTCTGCAGAAACTGAATTGGCAAACATTTTGTCAACTGAGATTCTAGCTGAAATGAATCGTGAAATCATCCGTACAATTAACCTTAACGCTGTAACTTCGGTTCATGCCTACGGTACTGCTGGTACATTTGCTGTTGCAACTGATGCCGATGGTCGTTGGTCTGTTGAGAAGTTCAAAGGGTTGGTAACTGCAATAGAGCGTGAAGCTAATATTATTGCTGTTAACACTCGTCGTGGAAAGGGTAACTGGGTGATTTGTTCACACGGTGTTGCTGCTGCATTAAATGCTGCAGGCGCTCTTGATACTGGCTTAGGTATTACTGGTGGCGATAACTTTGACAGTGATGTCAATGGTTCTCTATTTGCTGGTACTATCCACGGTCGTACTAAAGTGTATATTGACCCGTATGCTGGTTTAGACTATTTCACAGTTGGTTATAAAGGTTCAAACCCTTATGACGCTGGAATGTTCTATTGCCCATACGTGCCATTAAGCATGATGAAAACAATTGGTGAGAATGACTTCCAACCACGTATCGGATTCAAAACTCGTTACGGGATGGCTGACAATCCATTTGTTACAGCGGGTAAAAACGCTAACGTATACTACAGAAAAATTAAAGTTACTGGAGTATAATACTTTAAAAAGTATATCTAAACCCGCCGCAAGGCGGGTTTTTTTTACGTATAAATAGTTATATGCCAAACTTTTTAAACCCATCGTCATTTGTATTAACACTGGATAGCCAGACTTATTCTGGTGCAGAGTTTACTATTCAAACAATGATGTTACCAGATGTCACAACTACAGGTGCACCTTTACAATTTAGGCAAATTGATGTAGGAAGAACTGCAGATAAAATAACATTTGGCCAATTTGAGATATCATATCTAATTGATGAAGACCTTTTAAATTATAAAGAGATATTTGATTGGATGAAATTAAATGTTGAATCAGTTCATACAGCGACTAATCATGTTAGGGATTTAACTTTAACTGTAATGAACTCTGCTAATAACGTAACCAAACAAATCAAATTTGTGGATGCATATCCAACAAGTATTTCATCTCTACCATTTGATATAACCACAACTGAAGTAGAATATTTAACTGCAGTTGTAATGTTTGAATATTCTTATTATGAGTTTGTATAAAAAAGAGGATTGGGAAACAGGCAGGAAAAAAAGATTGGATTATGGTGGTGAGTGGTTAGATTTATATCAAGGGAAAAATTTAGAAAGGAAAAATATATTATGGTTAAAGAAATTAAAAAATGGATTGACGAATTTGTATCAGTCCATAATGAATCGCTAAACCAAATCCCTTGTCCATACGCAAAAAATGCATTAGTTAAATATGTAGAGACTGATAGTATAGCACAATCTTTAGCAGATACAAAAAATAACTGGACAGATGATATAGAAGTAGTATGTTTATATACTCCTACAGATAATTATACCCCTTGGATGTTAACTAAATTAGTACAAATATTTAATATGGAAGCAATGGATTTAGACCTAGTTGCTTTAGAAGACCACCCTCTCAATGAAGAAAATATTAATGGAGCAAAAATGAATTTTGGTCTATGTAGTTTAGTACTTGTACAAAGATTAAGCAAATTAAATAATGCAAGTAAGGTCCTTAAAGAAAAAGGCTATTATGACAATTGGTCAAAAGAAAATTTAGATGATGTAGTTACTTGGAGGACATACAATAGATAATGTATTCATATGCTAGAATCAATTTAGAAAAAACAGACTATAATATCTTTATCAATACAAAGGCCGGTATGGTTCTTGGTGACTTAATACATTGGCCTGTTCCATCACAACTTAATGAGATATATTATAAATATTGTAATCATCATAAGTTTAATAGCGTTATGCCAATATTCAAATCGGAATATGAAGACAATGACATCCATGGATACTATCAACAAGGGAAGTTAATTGCATTTAGTATGATAGCAAAGTATGATGATGAGAATGCAGAAGCAATACAATTTGCTTGGGATTATGAAAATCCAAAATTACAATTAGGTATTGCTAGTTTAAAACATGAATGCGCATATTATAAAGCTAAGGGATTTAAATATCTTTATATTGGTGGAGCAGATGAATATAAAAATCAAATGGATGGACTTGAAGTAATGAGTCCAGTGAATTGGATAGATGATAGATGGACAATAGATGGATTTGAAAAAATATAAAGTAACAAAAGCTAATGCGTGGAATGGTTGGGACCCTTTAAAACAGGTAGTCCTTGGGAATGTATTTGAGCCTGAATTCTTTGAAGATATAGTAGACCCAAAGCTTAGAGATTTATTACAAAGATTATTATATGAAACCCATGAAGACTTAATGGGTATTAAAAAAACCTTAGAGGACTTAGGCGTTGAGGTAATACAACCACCAAGAAATACTATAGCGAGTTATGCAGAAATTGATAATTCAAATAAATTTAGTGGTATTACAGAAGCTATTAATACTAACTGGGAAGGAAAGATACAAGGGTTACCTAAACCATGCCTTATGCCAAGAGATTATTATGTTACCCTTGGTGATAAAGTATTATTTACTGGATTTTTACATGAGAAATCAGAGGCTCATTTTTTGTTTGAGCCTGGTGTTGTTGATTATTGGGATAATAAAGGATTAATCTATAGAGAGAATGGTGAACTATCTAATGATTTTTGGGCACCTCAACTTATACGATTAGGCAATAGACTTATTATTGACCAAGAGGATTATATTAATCTTGCTGAAAAGGTCTTAGAAAGATATCCAATATTTAAAGGTAGTAAAATAGCTGTGGGAGGACATACCGATGGGTCTATGAATTTACCAAAACCAGGATTAGTTGTTAGTGGGGAGTGGATACCTAAAGAAACTTTTAAAGATACATTACCTGGTTGGGATGTCCTACATATAGAGAATCCAAATTATTATGGAAATGAATGGAAGGATAGTTGGTGGGATGAGAGAAATCTTACTAAAGGTAGATGGTGGCACCCTGAAGCTAAATCAAATCCAGATTTAGTTAACTATGTAGATAAGTGGTTAAATGAATGGGTTGGTTATGCAGAAGAAACTATGTTTGAAGTCAATATGCTTTCAATATCTGAAGAAGTTATATTAAGTTTAAACTATCATAAAGACGTCCATGATAAATTAAAGAAGCATGGAATAGAACCTATATATTGTCGCTTTAGACATAGAAACTTTTGGGACGGTGGACTGCATTGTTTGACATTAGATACTGTTAGAGAAGGTGGTATGCAAGATTATTTTAAATAACTATGTACATTCGGCCGTAACTATGATATAATATATACTATATGATTATAAAAAATAAATGGATTGGTACCAGAAAAAAAACCAGTATAGGTAGACGATGGATTAAAACCTCATCAATGAATAAACGTAAAAGAGCATCTTTTAAAAAGTATAGAGGTCAAGGGTGAACATTGAAGAAGTATTAAAGATGTGGAAAGATGACTCTGTTATAGATGAGTTTAAATTAGATGATGTTACAATTAAGACAGCAAGGATGCATAGTAAATACTTAGAGTTAATTACTATTGCTAAGATGGGTAGAAAGAAAAGAGACTTTGAGTATAAGACATTACTTAAAGATAAGTGGTTATATTATGAAGGCAAATTAAGTAGGGAACAGATTGATGAATTTGGCTGGGAATACGACCCTTATAAAGGATTGAATAAACCATTGAAAGGCCAAATGAATTACTACTATGATGCGGATTCAGATATTCAGAAAATGCAAGCCTTAACAGAATATGATAAGGTTCTTATAGAAACATTAGAAGAAATAATGAATACTATAAGATGGAGACATCAAAATATTGGTAACATAATTAAATGGAGGGCATTCGAAAGTGGCGCTTAAAGAAATTAAAGGTATTCCACCACATACTAAATTTCCATGTAGTTGTGGCAGGTCACCTATTGGAAGATGTGTAGGTTGGCATAAGTTTACCGAAGAAAGATATATGGAAATTTTAGAAGAATATAATGCTATGCCAGATTCTCAGAAGGTAGGATACTTATCCCCTAAAGCGATTGATGGATTTGGTGAATAAAGGAGAAAGAAATGACAAATTTAGATAATAAAATTGATGTACTTGAGGAGGAAATAATGCTTTTGCAATCAAGGGTTCAACCTCATGCAACAGGACATATAATTACAGGAATAGGTGTATTAAAATCTCGTATTGAGGAATTAAAAAAAGAAAAATATGGACGAGCAGTTCCAACAGTATCAGAGATGATGCAAGCAGAATTAGAACCAATACCAGACTGGCCTACTAATGATGGTAGGATAGATGCTATTGGACAAAATGGTAATGATGGATTGCATTATGACCATGTTAACCAAGAAGCGCAAGATGAAATTGCCTTCTCAACTGGTAAGTTGATAAATGAATTTGGTAATGAAGAACCAAATCATTATACACCAGGACCAGGACCATTAGACGGAGATAAAAGTGGATAAATTATATAGAGAGTTTGAAAAATTATCAATGACAGGCGAGCCATTGACAAGTGCAGGAATAATGATGGCACAAGCAATGAAAATTTATAAGGCTCTATTGCCTGAAGAAGAATTTAATATGCTTACTGGACATATATTAGAAAGTAGGGATAGTATTAATATTGAAGTAGACAAACCAACACTGCAATAATGTTTACTATTTCTAAAGAGGCTGAAACATATATAGCTGACTTGTTTGAGCAGCAAGATGAAGAGCTAGGATTAAAAGTAGAAGTTGAAAAGGTAGGAACACCAATAGCAAATGTTACTTTTAATTTTTGTAGGCCGGCAGACATGCATAAGAAATATGAAAAATTTCCTTATAAAGGCTTTGATGTTTATGTTGCCGTAACATATATTGAAGCTTTAGAAGGTGCTGATGTTGCATTAAAGATAGATGGTACAGCTAAAAAACTTACTATCACTGCACCAAATGCTAAAGGTGATGCTCCTGGAAAGGATTCACCTCTTATAGAAAAAGTACAATATACACTCTTAACAGAAATTAGTCCTAGGTTAGCTTCCCACGGTGGATATGCTGAATTAGTAGAAATAACTGATAAGAAAGAAGTTATTTTAAATTTTGGTGGAGGATGTCAAGGTTGTAGTTCAGTAGCTATAACATTAAAGGACGGAATAGAACAAGAATTAATGGGGCTTTATCCTGAAATAATTGCTATACTTGATGTGACTGACCATTCTAATAAAGAAAATGCCTATATGTAATATAACCGTTAAGGTTAAAAATAATGCTTTTATCTATGTTGATTGTGAAGATAAAGGAATCATACAAGAACTAGCAGAGGCATTTACTTTTTATGTCCCTGGTTATAAGTTCACACCTCAATTTAGAAACAAATTATGGGATGGAAAGATTCGTCTCTTTAACTTACGTGACCAATCTATATATGCTGGATTGTTTGGTTATATAAAAGCTTTTTGTTTAGAAAGAGATATAAAGCTTGATACATGGGATGACCCATCAACAATAAAATATAATCACCCAGGATTTGTATATGATGATGACCTATCTTGGATTAAAGATTTACCAATTCCGTGGATACCAAAAGATTATCAGTTAGAAGCTATTCAACATGGATTAAAAACTCGTTCAGGATTATTAGTATCTCCTACAGCTTCCGGTAAATCATTAATAATATATCTTCTTATGAGATATTTTTTAATGCATAATGAGGATAAGGTATTAATAATTGTACCTACCACTTCCCTTGTCAAACAAATGTATGGAGACTTTTGTGAGTATGCAGATAATGATGATGATTGGTTTGCCACTGAGAATTGTCATGAGATTATGGCAGGACTTGATAAAGGTCATAAGACTAAAAGAGTTTATATATCTACTTGGCAAAGTATATACAAATTGCAAAAGGGATACTTCCAACAGTTCGGTATGGTTATAGGTGATGAGGCTCATAACTTTAAAGCTAAATCTCTTACTAGTATACTAACTAAATGTACTGAAGCTCGGTATAGATTTGGATTAACAGGTACTCTTGATGGTACCCAAACACACAAGCTTGTTCTTGAAGGTTTGTTCGGTCCTCATAAGAATATAACCACTTCAAAAGAACTTATTGACAGAGGTGATTTAGCTAATCTATCTATAGATGTTATATTACTAAAACATAAAGAAGAGGATTGTAAAGAAGTAAGTAAGATGAAATACCAAGATGAGATAGATTGGATTGTCAGGAACAACGCGCGAAATAAATTTATTAGGAGTTTAGCTCTAGACCAGAAGGGTAATACCTTAATCTTATTTCAATTTGTGGAAAAACATGGTGAACCATTATTTAGATTGATTGATGAATCAGCTAAAGGTGTATGGGAAATGGGTAAAAGAAAAGTATTCTATGTGAGTGGTAAAACCTCAGCTGATGCAAGAGAAGAAATAAGAGCTATAACAGAAACAGAGAAGGATGCTATATTGGTATGTTCTTATGGTACATTCTCTACTGGTATCAATATAGTTAATCTAAATAATATAATTTTTGCCTCGCCCAGTAAAAGTCAGATAAGAGTATTACAATCTATTGGTAGAGGATTAAGAAAGACAGATAAGGATACCAAGTTGTATGACATAGCTGATGACCTACATTGGAAATCTAAAAAGAATTATACCTTAAATCATTCAGCTGAAAGGGTACAAATATATGCTAAAGAGAAATTTAAATTTAAGATACATGAAGTCAAGTTGTTATAAATAGATATATGGAAAATAAACTACCACGGAAATTAGACGACGTACCAGTTAAACTTTTTAAATTGATTTCAGGTGAATCAATAATTGCCTATGTGCATGATATAGAAGAATCTAGTGGTGCCTTAATTGGAATAGAAGAACCAATGAAAGTAATTGTTGAGGGTAACAATCATTTTGTTATGACTCCTTGGTTACCATTTTCATCTCAAAAATTACACGTCCTTGAGGATTTTAATGTAATGATACAATCAGAAGTTAACTTAGATGTTAAAGCACATTATATGAAGATAATTCTAGATGAAGTTAGTGGAAATCCTTTAATGGATGATGAAACAAAAGAACAATTAAAAAGAATGAAAGGTGATAATACACTTCACTAAGCTCTCTAATCTAGCCTCCCCGGCCATCTATTCTATTATAACATATAAATAAGCTATTGTAAACAGTTTTTGTAAAATAAATATGGAAATACTCCCAGCAAATATAGATTTTAGTGACAATGCGTCAAAGCGTGTTGCTGCCATGAAGTCAGGAAATGAAAAACTCCGCGTTTATATTAATGGTGGTGGCTGTTCAGGCTTTTCTTATGGCTTTAAATTAGATGAGAAGAGAATAGAAGGTGATGCTAGTGTTATTAAGAATGATGTTGAATTACTTATTGACCCTATGAGCTATCAATATTTAGAAGGAATAACAATAGATTTTATACAAGATTTGAATGGACAAAGGTTTCAAGTTAATAACCCAAATGCTAAAACAACATGTGGATGTGGTAGTTCTTTTTCCATCTAACTGTTTACTTTAAGGCCTTTTTGTGATATAATGTATATAACATGGAGAAAGAAATGACTGAAAAAATCAAACCTAGAGACAAACCCCATTATGTAAACAATAGACAGTTTAGTTATGCTGTAGTTGACTATGTGACTGAAGCCCAAGAGGCTAAGGAAAAAGGAGAAAAGAATCCTATAGTAACAGATTATATTGCCACTTGCTTTATGAAAATATGTGAGGGCCTTTCCCATAAACCAAACTTTGTTCGGTATACTTACCGTGATGAAATGGTTATGGATGGAGTAGAGAATTGTCTTAAAGCTATATACAATTATAGAATAGATACGGCCACCCGTACGGGAAAGCCAAATGCATTCTCTTACTTTACTCAAATAGCTTACTTTGCTTTTATACGCAGAATAGTTAAAGAGAAAAAACAAACAGATATCAAATTCAAATTTATGGCCCAAGCAAATATAGAAGATTTTGTTTCTAGTGTAGATATCCATAGTCCTATTGACCAATCATTCCTTGATACAATTAGAGAGAAAATATCTAAGATTCAAGAGACTGATTCAGCAATTAAAGATTTTGCTAAGGAAGAAAAAGCCAAGAAGAAAAAAGGTTTAGAAAAGGTAATGGAATGACACATAAAGATTTATTAATTATTGGCTATGGTGTAGTTGGCCAAGCTGTAGAACTAGGGTTAAATCAAGACGAAGATAATTATATACAGATTTTAGACCCTGGAAAAGATTTAATTTTATTAGATGATGGCATTAATGATTATACAGATTATAATTATTATGATGGTATTATATTATGTCTACCCACTCCTCAAGGACCAAGAGGGGAATGTGATGATATGATGGTTGAACAATATGTGCAAGGGATACGTAAGGTTGCACCATTTGTACCTATCCTTATTAAGAGTACTGTGTCATTAGAGTTAATTCAATTATTAAATGATGATGTAGCATTAACTCATAACCCAGAGTTTTTAACTGAGGCTGACTCAGTAGAAGAATTTCAAAATCAAAAGTTTGCTATATTTGGTGGTAATAATTCTAGATATTGGTATGACATATTTATAAATGCAGGTATTAAAATAGATAAAGTAAGTTTTACTTCTTTAAGAAATGCTTGCTTTGCTAAATATACTATTAATTGTTTCCTTGCAACCAAGGTTGTATTCTTTAATGAATTAAAAAATTTATATGGAGATGTAGATTTTGATTCACTTACTGAGTTAGTAGCAATGGATGATAGAATTGGTTCAAGTCATATGATGGTTCCAGGTCATGATTTAAAACAAGGATTTGGTGGTATGTGTTTTCCAAAAGATACATTAGCTTTTGCTACTTCTGCTTCTAGAGCTGGTTCCCCATTAAAATTATTAGAAGAGGCTATATTGATTAATAACCAGATACGTAAATGAATATAATAATGACTGGTCATCATGGCTATATAGGTTCTCACTTAGCACCATACTTGGAAGAAAAGGGACATATAGTATATGGATATAATGGTGATGTAAGAAAATTTAATAGTAGATACCATAGATATGGATTTGATATGGTTATTCATTTGGCTGCTTTAGTAGGTGTAAGGAAATCTCTTGACGAACAAGAAGAATATTGGGATGTAAATGTCAATGGAACAAGAGCTGTATTTGATTGGTGCAAAGAACATAATGCAAAATGTTTATATGCTTCCTCTTCAAATGCTATAGAATGGTGGACTAATCCTTATGCTATGACCAAAAAGGTTAATGAACATGATGGAAAAGATTTTGTTGGATTTAGACCTCATACAGTTTATCCAGGCAGAGAGGATATGTTATATGATAGGATGGTTAATTATCCCAGTCATGTTAAATATATTAATGGAAGACATGAAAGAGATTGGACCCATATAGAAGATTTATGTAGTGGGCTGTTTACTTTGATTGAAAACTATGATATAATAGTAGGTAAAGTAGTTGATATTGGAACTGGAGAATCTATTAATTTAAAAGAAGTGGCAGCAAAATTAATGCCATATCACACACCGGAAATAAGATTTGAAAATCCACCACATGAACGCGTGACTACATGTGCTGATACAACTATATTAAAAGAACTGGGATGGAACCCCGAGAATAGAATAGTTATATGAAAGCAGATAGAGAAACAATATGGCATTTTGTATGTCTATATTGTTCAGCTTATTGGAGCATAGCTACTATGGAACATGAATGGGTTCCAAAAAAATTATACTGTCCTCACTGCGGAAAATTAAATGAAAATAGCACTACTCAATGACACTCATTGCGGTGTTAGAAATTCATCGCAAATATTTATAGACTTCCAAGAGAGATTCTATAAGGAAATATTCTTTCCATACTGTGAAGAAAATAATCTTAAACATATAATACATCTTGGAGATTATTATGACCATAGGAAATTTGTAAATTTTAAAGCTCTTAATGCTAATCGTATGCATTTTCTTGAGCCAATGAAAAAAGCTGGTATGACAATGGATATAATTCCAGGGAATCATGATGTGTTCCATAAGAATACAAATGACCTTTGTTCTTTA